TGTGGTGTGCGTACAAAGAGGAAATCCTCATGGTCACCAACGCTCTACGGAAAGAATACGGGGATGATCAAGTGGTCGAACTGCACGGTGGTGTGGATGAGGTTGACCGAGATATTAATGTTAACGTAAAATTCCAGGGTGGGAAGGCTAAGTATCTAGTGGGTAACGCTGCCACCGGCGGGATGGGGTTGACCATGTCCACGGCTGAGATTGAGATCTATTTCTCAAACACATTCAACTTCATTGACCGGGAGCAGTCGGAAGAACGCGCATTCGGACCCAACAAGAAGAACGGGACGGTGGTGATCGACCTAATAATGGACGGATCCATTGATAAACATATCTTGGAAGCGCTAACCCAGAAGAAAGACGTGTCCACTTATGTTCGTGATTCAATAGATTCAATTAAAGCGGAATTGGATAATTGACATGCATTCGACTCGCATGGTAAAATCCATTATTGATAGAGCATAGTGGGTAACGAAATGGGTAAAGTCTTCGTGACACAGGAAAATCCGGGCCTGAACTACATGCCCGCCGAAGAATTCGGCGAGATCGTGTTCTTGACCGGTCTGGATTTCAGCTTGGTGAAAAACAGTCTAGCTAACATCGCGTTGGTGGAAGGCTTGAAACAACAGTTGGCCAAATTCCGGCCGGAAGAAGACTCGATTGTGGTCACTGGTTCACCGGTCGTCGCCGCTGCCGTGTTCATGATTCTGGCCAGTTTTACATCTGAGGCAGTTGTACTGCATTGGAGTAATCGCGATCGGGCCTACCGCCCAATCACTGTAAGTGTCAGTTGAGGGTTAACCCGGGGTGGCGACATTCCGGGTCTTTTTATAGAGCATAGATTTTAAGGACAATGGTATGGATGAGAATACAACAGCGGTGAATCCGGATGCGGTTTACATCGAAAAATATGCGGACCACGATTCCCGCGCCTTGGTGAAAGCCATGGACGAGAAACGCGGTCATAAAGACGAGTTGGAGGAAGCATTGAAGGGCATTAACGCCGAATATGACTACCTCCGCTTGAAGGCGATCCCCCAGCGGTTTGAGGCTGACGGTATCGAAAATCTGACGATCACCGGCATTGGTCGGGTAAGTCTTACCGGCGATGCTTATGTGCAATGCCCGGCTGATAAGAAGAACGAACTGCATGAGTATCTGCGGGACGTCGGTAAGGGCAGTTTGATTGTTGAGGGCGTTAACGCTGCGACGTTGAAAGCCCTCGCCAAGACGATGATGAAAAATGGCGAAGAGCTGCCGCCAATGATCAAGTTTACTCCCTTTACACGGGCCACAATCACTAAGGCCGGTGTGAGCAAAGCAAGCAAGTCTGAAGAGTAATCGAGGGATTTCCCTCAACGCATGGTCCCGGCGATCCGGGCTAGAATATTAAAGGTGAATTAACATGGCTAAAAATGAATTGAAAACAGTGAACGAAGAAAAATCTTTGATGACTGACCAAATCCCCGAGTATCTGCGTGATAAGACCACTTCCCGTGGTGCTGAAAACGTCGGTTCCGACGATTTAGTGATCCCGCGCCTTGAGTTGGTCCAAGATCTGTCCCCCTGCCGCAAGAAAACCGATCCCAGCTACATCGTCGGTTGTGAAGAGGGTATGATGTACAATAACGTCACCCGTGAACTCTACGGGGCTAGCGCGTTGGTAATCCCTGTGTATTTCCGTAAAGAGTGGTTGATCTGGGTTGACCGTGACAATGGCGGTGGCTTCCGTGGTGCATTCCCAACCGAAGCCGAAGCAACAGCGGCCATGGCCCTACTGGAAGACGCTGATAACTGTGAAGTGATCGATACTGCCCAACATTTCTGCCTGATCGTACCTGAACATGGTGGTAAGGTGGAAGAGGTGGTGGTGTCGATGAGCAAGAGCAAGATGAAAGCATCCCGTAAGTGGAACAGCCTGATCCGTATCAATGGCGGTGACTCTTTCGGTCGCATCTACCGCTTGAGTGCCGTAATGCAGTCTAATTCCAAGAATCAAGACTATTACAGCTTCGATGTGGCAGCGGCTGGATTCCCCACTGAAGAGGTTTACAAACGTGCTGAAGATCTGTACAATACCATCTCTGCTGGTGGTGTACAGGTGGACCGTAAGTTTGAGTCCGCGGAATCCGGTGAATCTGCCGGTTCTAAGCAAGAGTATTAAAATCCACGGCCCCGGTTCGCCGGGGTTTTCGGTACCACCATAGAGCAGAGAGGGTCACCATGAAAGAAGATTTAGCAGCGCGGTTGTGGCGGGGATTTTGGATTCTGGGTGTTTACATTCGTTTCACGTGGAACGCAAACTCCCGTGATGTGCCGTTTAAATACTCCCGCTATAAGACCAGCCGTGAGACTTCCCATTGGTTCTGGCGGTTTAATTGGGAGACGTTCAAAATGAGTAAAGAACCGTGTAAAAAGTGTGGTGGGTCTGGCGACTACGGTCTAGGCCAGACTTTCGGCGAGTGTTGGGATTGCGATGGGTCGGGGGAAGAAAATCTTAAGCGTTGGCTGATCGTGGCCGGTGCTGTAGTTGTTTTGGCCGTGATCGTCGGCATTATAGATATCGTGGTGGGTGCATGAAAGCTTGCGCCATTTACGGTCCCCCGGGGTGTGGTAAGACTACTGAAATGCTTCGCCGCGTGGCTGAGGCTGGTACCCGTGTCAACCCAAGTGAGATCTGTTTTCTCTCATTCACCAAGGCTGGGGCAGCTGAAGCGCTGAAGCGTCTGAACATCTCCCGGTCAGATAAGATTTGCACCATCCACTCGTTAATGTTCCGGTTAAATGGTATGACCAGTGCCGGTGTGGTAGATTCCGCCAAGTTACGTAAGTTCGGGGATAAGGCCGGTTTCCGGTTTCGTGGCCAATCGAACGACACCGGTGAGCAAATGGAGATTGGTGACCAGTATCTAGCTATCCTGTCCCGGGCTGTGAACCGAATGGTTGATCTGTGGGATGAGTACCATGAATCAGATCGCCCCGGCGATTGGGAAGGCTTCCGGTTCTTCTGCGAGTCGTACAACGCATGGAAGCAGTCGAACGGCTATTGTGATTTTAACGACATGTTGTCCTTTTATGTGAAGAGCCGCCATAACAGCCACACCCCCAAGATGAGTGTCGTGTTCGTGGACGAGGCCCAAGATCTGTCCAATCTACAATGGGAAGCTATCCGCACCTTGATCACCCAGTCGGGTGCGTCAGAAATCCACATTGCCGGGGATGACGATCAGGCTATTTACGAGTGGTCCGGAGCCAGTACCCACGGCATGTTAGCGTTTGAGGAAGAATTCAATGCTATCCGCACAGTGCTGACCCAATCTTGGCGTGTACCTATTGCGGTTCACGGTATGGCCATGAAGGTGGTTCAGCGAATCGGCTCCCGGGTCGAGAAGATTTACTCACCGAAACCTGAACCCGGTTTAGTTGTGCGGTCATCCTACTTTAACCCGAAAAACATCGCCCCGGGCCGAGATACTCTGGTTCTGTGCCGTAACTACATCACTCGGAAAGAGATCGAGGATGAGCTGATTCGTCACCGAATCCCGTATGTTAACGAGGGGGGTCTCCCGGGCCTCTTCGGCACTCGACTGGCCGATGGGATACGGGCATTCAATAAGATGCAGCGAGGCGAACCCGTGTCCCCCAGTGAGCTAGAAAAAATAGCTTTGGTAGCCAACGAGAGAACCAAGCACGAAGTTCAAACCCGGAATTTTAAACCGATGTTGGAGCGCGGGTTTATGCGATCGCTGGTGATCCCACCTCAGTTGGTGGATTTTTATCGCGACGCTGATCTGACCGGTGAGCCACACATCCGGCTATCAACCATCCATTCGGCCAAGGGGCGCGAAGCTGATCATGTGATCATTCACCCGGGGCTGACCCAAAAAACGCTGGTGGACATGGAGAATAACCCGGACAGTGAAGCCCGTGTATGGTACGTGGCAGTGACCCGGGCCAAACACACCCTAGAGATACTTGAAGGAGATAACGCATATGGCTTATGAGCCCAAAGACAATTCCGGCATCCTTTCCCGAAATCAGCGGAAAGAGCAGCCAAGTCACCCGGATCACACTGGTTCGGCCACCATTAACGGGGTTGAGTATTGGATTAGCGCTTGGGTGAAAGACGGCACCCGGGGCAAGTTCTTCTCACTGGCGTTTAAACCAAAGGACAACGATAATGGCTAAGGCAATTTTATTCGACACTGAAACAACTGGGTTCAACGACCCGGAGGTGATCGAGGCGGCTTGGGTCGAATTGTTCGAGAAAATTGAGAGTGATACAGACCTCAATCAAGACATGACTGAGTATGTTGAACGGTTTCAACCGAGTAAGGCCATTGAGTTGGGGGCGTTGGCTACTCACCACATTCTCGATGAAGAGTTGGTAGGATTGCGCCCATCAGCTGAATTCAAGCTCCCGAATGGGGTTGAATATCTGGTCGGTCATAACATTGATTTTGATTGGCGCGTTATCGGTTGCCCACCTATTAAGCGGATCTGCACTCTGGCGCTTGCCCGTTGGTTATGGCCGGATCTGGATTCTCATACTCAAACAGCGCTAATGTACTTTGCGAGCACCAATAGGATGGTCACTCGAACCAAGGCCAGCTTTGCGCACTCGGCACTCCACGATGTGCGGAACTGCTTGCCGCTGTTGTATCACATGATCTATTGCGCCGAATTATCCACGGCGGTTAAACTGGAAACATGGGAAGATCTATGGCAGCTATCAGAGTTGGCCCGGATCCCCACTAAAATGCCGTTCGGCAAGTATCGGGGTGAGCTGATTTCCGGGATCCCGTCGAGCTACGTTACTTGGTTGATGAAGCAACCAGATCTCGATCCGTACTTGATGGGAGCGCTGAAAAGGCGGGTGTGGTGATGCACGAAGTGATTAATCGAGTGGCCAGTAAACCCCATTCCTGTACATGGTGTGGGGAAAAGATCAGTAGGCACGAGTCGTATATGTTTCAGAAGGGCATCAACGAGGGCAGCTGGTACGAAAACAAAATGCATCCGGAGTGCTTCGACGACTACCGCTCTCTTAAGGGTGGTGACTATGTGCCGTATCAACAAGATAGACCCAAGAAGGGGGGCGAGTAATGGATGTGAAACCGCGAGCATGGATGCGCAGGTGGGCGTATGACGGTGAAACCCCACAAAAGGTGAGGGATGTGGATGGGCATATGAAATGGCCGGGTAAGTTCAAGTTAAAGCCGATCACGATTGTTAAGTGTCTCCCTGATGATGTCCCCCTATATGTGATCAAAGAAGCCGTGGACGGGGGTGAGTGATGGAAGTCCCCCGTTTAAGTGAATTCCCGGTTATCGCAATCGACACCGAAACCACCGGTCTGCATTGGTGGAAAGATAAGGTGTTCGGGATATCGGTGTCGACCCCCGGAGGGCAGGACTGGTATTGGGATATCCGGGAGGAACCCCGCGCGGTTGAGTTCCTCCGTGACGAGATCCCTAAATGCCAATGGGTGGTCGCTCATAATGCCAAGTTTGACTGGCACATGTTGCGATGTCTTGGGATCAACCTGCCCCGGGATCGCACCGATGACACCATGATCCGAGCAGCGATTATCGACGAACACTTGTTATCGTACGATCTAGGCAGTCTGGGGCACAAATACGTCGGTGCTGGTAAAGATGAGGATATCTGGCAGGAGCTGGCCGACATCTTCGGGGGCAAACCCACCAAACACGCTCAGGTCGGCAACCTGCCCAGAGCACCGAGACATATCGTTGCCCGCTATGCCAAGATGGATACCCGAGTCACTCTGATGCTCTGGCAGCACCAGAACACCCTGATCGAAGAGCAGAATCTGCAAGCCGTTTGCGATCTGGAACGTCGCTTGCTTCCGGTGATCGTTGATATGGAGTTGGGTGGGGTTAAAGTCAACACCGAGATGGCTGAACAAGCCGTGGTTAAGATCAGCTCCCAAGCTAGTACCGCCCAATATCAGTTGGACAGCCTCGCTGGATTTGCGGTCAACCCTAATCCGTCCGGTTCAATCAAGAAGCTGTTCGAGCCCAAACAAGACAAGGCTGGTAATTGGGTTCTGAATGACGGCACCGTGGCTGGGACCACTGAGGCCGGTGGAGTAAGTATCGATGCTTCTGTGTTGCGCCGAATGAAGCACCCGGCAGCCTCAGTCATTCTGAAGTTGCGAAAGTTGCTGAAGACCCGGGATACATTCTTAAAGGGCCACATTCTAGGTCACCACCATAACGGGGTGATCCATGCTAACTACAACCAAACCAAGTCGGACAACGACTTAGGGACCGGCACTGGGCGGCTGTCGGTTAACGACCCCGCGCTACAACAGATTCATAAGCGCGACACCGAGATTGCCAGTGTGGTCCGGGCTATGTTCCTACCGGATTCATTGGGGCATGACTGGGTTTGTAACGATTGGGCTCAAATGGACTTTCGCGTGTTTGCCCACTACGTTAACGACCCGGCGATCATCGCCATGTATCGTAAAGACCCTGACACTGATTTCCATCAGGTGACGTCGGACCTGACCGGCCTGCCGCGCTCACCACGGTTCGCCGGTGACGCCAACGCTAAGCAGATCAATCTTGGGTTGGTGTTTGGCATGGGCCAGGGGAAATTGGCACAGGAAATGGGATTACCATTCACCGTCGAACCGAACACCCGTACTGGGGGCACATGGAACAAACCGGGGGCAGAAGCGTTGGAAGTGTTCAATAAATACCACTCATCGATCCCGGGTGTGCAGGAACTGTTACGGAATGCATCATCGGTGGCCAAGTCCCGTGGCTATGTCCGGACCATCATCGGAAGACGTATCCGGTTCCCCAAGGGGCAGTTCACCCACAAGGCCGGGGGTTTAATATTCCAGGGTTCGGCGGCAGACGCCTTGAAGGTTAAGATCATCGAGGTACATGATTACTTATCGTCTCTCAACGACGGGAGTCGGTTGGTGCTTAATGTACACGATGAATTCGATACTTCTATACTTAAAGGGAACAAACTGGTAAGGGATGAGATATCCCGGATCGTGACTGACTTCAGTGGTCCGATTAAGTTCAGGGTACCGATTCGAACAGATCAGGGGGTGGCGGATAACTGGTGGGATGCATGTAAGTAGTTGACAGTGGTCGTTGTTCCGTGGTAGAATAACGACTGATTTACTTTTATCAATAGAGAATAGAGAGACACCGTGACCAAAATCCAAATTGCTTGCTCACTGTATTTAATGATCGGCTTAAGCTTCGGTTATTTGCTTGGCGCTGCCGACATGTTAATGGGGGCGCTGAAATGAGTAAATTGCGCGGTTACATCGAAGAAGCTTGTGAATCCATTGACGCGTCGGTGTTTTCCGGGGATGTTCTGGCTTCACCGATCGAGCGGGAAGAGTTAATGACTTATATCGGGCGTTGGATCCGCGCCATCCGGCAAGAGGAAGAGCTGTCCGATATCCCTCTTGATGTTAAACCAATCGAGGCGTGGGGGCTGGTCACACCTGATGTTAAAGGCCATGACGGCCCCGACTTCGGTGACGGACATGATTGGGAAGGTTTCCCCGGCGGTTGTGAGCGGTTTAATTGTGCACCCGGATGCGATAAGAGGGGGTAAGTGATGCGACTGATAAAGCTGGCCATTGAGGGCAGTAATTGGGTCATGGCCGGATCAGCGATCGGGTTTTTAATGCAGAGGGAGTACATATTCTCAGGGCTGTGTGTTCTCTACGTTTGGTTGGATTTCGGTAGTGCATTCAAAAGGAAAGAGGATTGACATGAGTAGTGGACTAGTTAAAGAAGCAGCGACCTATCACCACATTCTGGTCGCCAACGCCATGCATGCGATCGGATATCGCTGGTCTAAACCTCGCCGGGTTACCAATGTGCGGGTGATGTTGGGTTGGTTGCCACGCCATGATATCGAGATGGTGGTGGGGCTACTTCGAAAGGGACCAAAGACACTGCACACCGGTCGCGGAGTACCTAAGTGGTCACCAGAAATCCAAAATCTGAGGGTGGGGAAACTGGTTGCGTCGACCATACCCGGTCTGATTGTGGGGTCGGTTGATGTAGACCCGGGATTAACCAAGAAGGGGGTGGATTAATGAGTGATCAATTGCCGACAGTTGTTGAAGCTGTCGAATTCCGTCGCAATGCCTATGGGCTGACATGCGCGGAGTGGGCCAAGGTCATAGATATGACTGAAGTCCATTACAGAGAGTTCCTGTTCGAGATGCGAGATCTAAACCCACGGCAAATGGCTAAATGCTTCGAATTTGGGATCCCCGCCACCCTCCTCTTTCAATGCGCCCCCGATAAGGGTATGGCCGAGATCAAGGGTATTTTAAAGCGCCCCAAGGGTCGAAGATGTATCGGTGGACCTAAAGACGGGTATTTCATTGATGTAGCACCCGGTACCACAGAATTACGTATGAACTTCGATCCCGGACCGTTTGTAACCCCCTACCGTGCCGCCACTGGCGGAGGGTTGGAGTCACTTAATGTGGGCCGATATATATTAACGTACATCGAGGGGTCTAACCCTGTGTGGAAGTGGGAGAACTAGTTGTGACTATACACTACCCGGTTGGGTTGGAAAACCGGTATAATACCACCCGCATTATTGATTCTAAGGGGCAGTTAATCGCTCGCACCGAAATGGGCGCTGCAGCGGCTGTTGAAATCCGGGACGCACTGAACCACTGGGGCAATGTCAAGAAAGCCCGGGCTGCGCAAATTGAGGCCACCCACCGTATCAACAAGTTTGAAATTAACCCAAGGAGAGAAACACCATGAGCAAGCCAACACGTAAAGTAAGTTTAATCATCGACCTGCAGTTTGGATCCACCGGTAAGGGGGCATTGGCTGGTTATCTGGCCACCCGGGACAAGCCCGACACCGTAGTTACCGCTTGGGCGGCAAACGCTGGTCACACATTCATCGACGGTAATGACCGGAAGTATGTTCACACCATGCTGGCCAACGGGGTCGTGTCCACCGGCTTGAAGCAAGTCCTGATTGGCCCCGGTTCTATCATCGACCCTGATAATCTCCTAAAAGAGATCAAACAATGTGCCGACAAGCTGGTGGGGGTGGATATTGTGGTTCACCAAAATGCTGCCGTGATCACCGACATTCACCGGGATGAGGAAGCAGCTCAAGGTGGATCCATGACCAAGATCGGGTCTACCAAAAAGGGCTGCGGGGCTGCTGCCATCCAGCGGATTCGTCGTGAACCGAAGTATAACAACACTGCCAAAGAAGAGCTGTTGGGGGTCGGCCACCCGGTGATGCGCTTCATCCGTGTGGCCACACCAGCCGAGTACAATGCCTGTTTGGATAAGGCCGAAAACATTCTAGTTGAGGGTGCACAGGGTCACTCGTTATCGATGTACCATGGTTTCTACCCCTATTGCACTTCCCGCGATGTGTCCACTGCCCAGATCCTTGCCGATTGTGGAATCCCACCGTTCGGATTCGCCGATATTAAGGTAATCGGGACAGCACGCACGTACCCTATTCGTGTGGCCAACCGTTTCAACGAGGCGGGTGATCAGGTGGGTTGGTCCGGGCCGTGTTACCCGGACCAAGAGGAAACGTCTTTCGAGGCCATCGGTCAACAGGTCGAATTGACCACCGTGACCAAGCTCCCGCGTCGGATCTTCACATTCTCTCTGATGCAGATCAAAGAGGCTGTTCGTCAGAATGGTGTTGATGAGATCTTCTTGAACTTCGTTAATTACTGTTCGCCAATCGATGCCTACGCTATCGTTCAACAGATCACCGAGGTGTGCAAGGTCAGCTACTTAGGTTACGGGCCTGGAATTGAAGATATGGTTGAGACGAATAGTAGCATTCAACCACCGTTGGACTTCGGGGTTGAAGACCGTAAGATAATCGGGTATGACCTAGCTAAGGACGACCATGCCGACATTTAAATCCGACAGTATCCGAGGATTAACCACCGAGATCACTGGGTGGGCTAATGAAACGTTCCCTGACCGTACCCCGGCTTCGGCTCTTTTGAAGCTGTTCGGTGAGATTGGGGAGCTGATCGAGTCCCCGCGCTCACCGGGGGAGTACGCGGACATCTGTATTTTGCTGTTCGACTTAGCTAATATGCACGGGATCGATCTTGGGCAGGCCATTTGGGATAAAATGCAGATTAACAAAGGCCGCACATGGTCGTTATCCGAGTCCGGCACCTATCGACATATCGAGGGCGAATGTCAGCAAGTGGAAGAGTATGCAGATCCCGACTCAGTGGCCACCTTGACCCTGCCGTACAATCTCGGGTATGAGGATGCCAAGGATGGGTTAAGCCCTAGATCCGTGCTCACTCTGTCCGGGGCTGATGTCCCAACCACAATGGACAACACGCGCAACTATCTAGCTGGTTACAATTCTTTCCCCGGGGGTGAGCATGGCTAACTCATTAACGCTATCCCAAAAGCTCCGAGCATCCCACGTGAAGCGGTGGCAAATTGTGAACGTGTCCCGTCAGCAAACGATCGCTGAACACATGTTCAACGTGAACCTGATCGCTATGGAAATCGGGCGCAGAATGGGCATTAACCGCGCTGGGATGGAGTACATTAGTCGGTGGGCGTTAATTCACGATATCCCCGAGGTGGTGACCGGTGACATTGCCACTCCAACCAAGCAAGCAATGCGGGCAGCGGTCCCGGATTCGGACCCAATCCATCACGTGGAATTGAGCCTAGATGATGAGTATAAGGAGTTGTACTTGACCATGAAAAAAGATATGCCGGTGGAACTGGATGTGGTTAAGTTGGCGGACATGATCGATGCTGCTGTGTTCCTGCTGGATCACGGTATTGGAAGGCACGCGGAGCAGGTCCGGCTCACGATTGTCCACGATATGCGTAAAAAGGTCACCGACTGCGCCAAAAAATACACGGGTGCTAATTGGTCCGTGGTAACAGACATTTACAACAAATTAGTGGGTTAAAAACGGAGAGCAACAATGATCAAAGCGCGATTCATCAATCTTCTCAAGTCCCAACTGGAGGACTTAATTAAACTGACCCAAACTAAGGGGGAAGAGTACGCCCGGTCAGACGACCAGCTAGCCAACTTCAAGCGGCAAGCGGCTGAACTTGGTATGGCCAAGGAAAAGGTACTTGGAATATTCTTAAACAAGCACTTGGATTCAATTAAGGGGTATATAGCCGACACCGAAAAGCCGATGTCCGAGCCCATCGAAGGGCGCATCGATGATGCTATCTTATACTTGGTTCTTCTGAAGGCGATGGTAGTTGAAAAACGCGAGTCGGACGCGGGATCACCCTGCGGTTGATATCAGTTCGGTGAACTCATCCCAGTTCACCTGCTTTTCCCAAACCCGGTAGGCATCCCTAAGCAGAACAACATAGGGAACCACCGGGTTGTTGACTAAGTGGAGTTGGCTGTGACGCAATAGAATGAACTTTGGCCCCACTCGCATGAACAGGAAGCAGAGCCCGGTCCGGTTACCGTGCTTAACCAGCCAGTTCCTTTGTTCGGGGGTGAAGTGCTTGAATCTTAGCGATTTATTGGGGGCGGGTTCCGTGGCGGTGAATTTTAATTCAATCCATCCGCCAACGGTTGTGGAATAGGACAAATCGGGGATACCAGTGGTGTACTTGTCTTCGTGACGTTGGGCGTCCCATCTGGACCCCATACCGTCACGAAGATACTCCCAGAATTTATGCTCCGACACTCTCGATCCAGATGTAGTAGGTGGTCACGATTTCCGGGTTAGTTTTTGACTTATAAACAGCAAAAATCGAACTGTCGGTAATACGAGTGTTAGACTCAACAATCCAATCGTCAGGATGTTCGTCATCACCAGCCATGCAAGTACACTCATGAACGAGCTTGGCGATGGCACCGTAGAAGACGACCGTATGATCACTCCCCGGAAGCTTAATAGACGGCGATTTAAATTTAAAAGCATAGTCACTGGTCTCCCGGGTGTAGGAGTCCCACACCATAACGTTAACGGACATGAGCTTGGGTGTGATCTTGAAGACGTCGGAGGGGAACCACTGACATTTCCCCTCTTTCGAGGCGTTGACCCAGACGATCCCCGCTCCTTTACGGATGGCGTTAATCAACCACTTGTCAGACTGATCGCCCCGGTAAGGGAGCAAATCACCGATTTTGATCTCAGTCATGTTGCACCTCCATTGCGAAAGCAACGGCATCATTCACCGAGTCGGCCATTGACTCACAATTGCTTGGATATTCAATGGGATCGCCGTGCGGGTCAAACAACTCAACACAACCCCCGGAATTCTCGATGGATAATAGAATCTGCCAACCACCCGGCAAGTGCTCTGCCGCATTATCGATCGCTTCCTCAAAGGCACCCATCACACACCGCCTTTTTTAGGGAACTTAACTTCAGACAGCTTACGAATGCGGTTTCCGAGGGTCATTCGTTGCATTCCGGGGTTGAGATGGCTATATCTGGCCGTTAGAGCCTCGACAGACTCACCTAAGTTGAAAGCGGCCACTTTATAAACGTAGCCCAATTCCATGCCACGCAAGAGAGACGCGATTTTATCGCCGCAATCCAGCGTTTGCCGACCGGATGAGGTCGTAAACCCGGGGGCGGCGATGTAGTTACTGATATTTGCAACGGATTTACCAATTTTCCAGATCCGTGGACCTTTAGGGGTGACTTCTTCATCTGGCGTTTGTTCGATATTTGCCACCACCGGGGTGAGAGAGCCGTTACGGACTCGTCTCTTGGTCCCCATGACCTTAATTAGGGTCCAGCCGCCATTCACTAAGACTGATTCACAAGGGTGGTCTACACCTGTTGCCGGGTCACGGTAAGTGTGGGTTACTTTAATTGTCATGATGCCCTCTATTCTCTATTGGTACGGTTGGTAAAACTCACTAGACCTCTATTTTACCACAAGCAATTCAAATCAACAATATATCTCTCCCAGAATGTGACAGTCCGGCACTACAGCAATATCTGTACGGTTGTACAGTCCCTCCCTAAAGTGGATGTACAGGTCACCGTACAGACGAAAACCGCGAACGACGGGACGGAATAGGGGGTCAGCCCGGGTTGTACAGTTGTTCAACTCGCGCGCGAAAAGATATTGACCGGTATCGATCAAAATCCGCCGTACAACCGTACAACCGTACAACACCCTCAAAAACCCCGTCCTTGAGCCAAGGAGCTTGTACAGTCGTTGTACAGTCAATACCATATGACCGTACAGAATTAATTCAGAATCGATCCAAAACTGGCCAGAAATATTAAAAGGTACTATTCCCTTTTACTTTTCCCGTAAGTGCGTTAAAGATAGTGGGTGGGGAATTTCAATTGCAGCCATGCAATGGTAAAATAGAGTGGCAATTGCAAGCGTGCAATACAAACACATGGGGCAAATTGAGATGGCTACGAAATTAACTGACATGGATTGGGTTCAGGTTCGGATTGAACGAGAGACCCGGGGCACCAGCTTCCCAGCATTGGCAAAGCAGTGGGGAATTAGTCATCAGCGTATCCAGTCCAAAGCACGGGAGCAGGGGTGGTCCGATGGCACCGATGGCAACAATAAGGCCAACATTCTCGCCCGTGAGCGTGCTGCAGGGATAGCGGCAGCCAGTGACCCCGCCCGTGAAGCCACTATTAGTAAAGCGGCTGATGATAAAGTCGCCATATTGGTCAACCACCGTAAGGATTGGGCTCAACATCGTGAGATTTACGACCTAGGTGAGATGGCCGCAGGTCTGATCCCGGGTGAAGAAGATGTAGACATCGATGACCCGGATAAGTTGGATCTTAGTGATAACGTTAGCTTGCAAAGGCTGAATCTCGGGATGTCCATGCTCAAGCTCAAGTGCGCTAAGGTAGCTGCCGACGTACTTAAATTGCGTCAGGATGGTGAGCGTAGAGCCTACAACATCTCTGATGAAGATTTCAACAAGAATAATGCACCTAAGAGCCTTGCCGATTTTTATGGTGAATAACGAGCCATCACGGTTGAATCCTGCGCTTCGAGAGTTCTGGCGGACCAAGGCCAGATACCGTGTTTTGTTGGGTGGCCGAGCATCAAGTAAGTCGTGGGACGCTGCTGGGTTTGCCATCTATCTGGCGTCTAACTACCGGGTCAGATTCCTTTGTGCCCGTCAGTTTCAAAACCGCATCGCTGATTCCGTGTATGCTCTATTAGAGATCCAAGCAGAACGATTTAAAGTCCATGATGAATTCCATTTTACCGATAACTCGATCATCCATAAAGGCACTGGGTCCGAGTTCCTGTTTTATGGGATCGCTCGTAATTTAAAAGAGATTAAGTCCACCGAGAACATAGACATCTTCTGGTTAGAAGAAGGTGACCAGCTCGACGCTGAACAATGGAAGCTGATCGAGCCTACCGTACTGCGCAAACAAGGATCACAGGCATGGATCGTGTTTAATCCCCGGTTCGCCTCTGATTTTGTGTACCAGCGCTTCATTGTGAGCCCACCACCTAAGACTATCTCCCGTCACATTAATTGGGATGAGAATCCTTTCTTGTCTGACGACATGAGGGAGATCATCATTAATGCAAAAGAAGAGGACGAGGATGAGTACAACCATGTTTATTTGGGCATCCCTCTGACCGATGATGAGCGGGTTATTATCAAACGCTCTTGGATCGAGGCCGCTATAGACGCCCACATTAAGTTGGGGTTTGAGCCTGAGGGCCGTAAAGTGATCGGGTTCGATGTAGCTGATGATGGTGACGATAAGTGTGCCAATGTTGAGGCGCATGGCTCTGTGGCTCTGTGGTGTGAAGAGTGGAAAGGCGGCGAGGATGAGTTACTTAAATCGTGTTCACGTACATACCTGAACGCGTCCGAGCGTGGTACAATGATAAGGTATGACTGTATTGGTGTTGGCGCTGGTGCAGGAGCTAAGTTCGATGAGTTGAACCAAGGCAGGGTGCAAAAGGTGAAGTATGCTAAATTTAATGCCGGTGATGCTGTACATGAGCCCGAACGGTTCTATGTCCAGAACAGACAAGAGCGAATCAAGAACAAGAACTACTTCGGTAACCTCAAGTCACAAACGTGGTGGTTGATCGCCGACCGGTTTAGAAATACGTACAATGCTATCCGATATGGTACGCACTACGAGCCCGATCAATTAATCAGCATCTCATCTAAGATGCCGCATTTAGAGAAGCTCAAAACAGAATTGTCGACCCCTCGCCGCGATTTTGACCAAAATGGCCGGGTTAAGGTGGAGAGTAAAAAGGATCTGGCTAAACGGAACATCGCCAGCCCCAACATCGCTGATGCTTTCGTGATGTGCTTTGCCCCTGAGGGTCACGGTCAAATAAAAATTAGTAATGCAGCCGTAACCAACGCTGCACGCAGGTAAATTTACATAAAGGGCAGTACCATGGTATGGACCGTCATTAAAAACCTATTCCCCCACATCAGCCAAGACACATCCCCGGTGGCCCCCGGTGTGGTTTCCGTCAAGAAGCAGCCCAAAGGCATATCCAACGCGGCCATCGCCCGGGCCAAGGAGAAAACCGAAGCGCATCGGCCCTACCATTACCCCCTGAAACCACCCACGATGGCTCCCGGTGTGGTCCCTGAGGGTGTGACACCTGCCGTGGCTATGGATGCTGCGGTTTACGACTACGCTATGACCAGCTACAACGGTGTTGGTTATTCCAGTGGGGGATTTCCAGGGTTCCAGTACTTATCTATGTTGGCGACCCGGGCCGAGTACCAAGCATTCTCTAACACCCTGTCTTCAGAGTTGACCCGTGAGTGGATTAAGTTCTCCAGTGCAAACGACAATGTTGAGAAGATCGCCCAGATTGAAGCCGAAATGACCCGACTCGGTGTCCGCGATGTTTTCCAAGAGGCCGCTGCGCATGAGGTGATGTTCGGTCGAGCCCAGATCTTCATCAATATCAGGGGCCATGACAATAAAATGCCTTTGATCCTATCAGATAAGACTATCAGCCCCGGCTCACTCAAGAGCCTGTCCGCTGTTGAGGCTGTTTGGACCACACCCAATAGCTATAACGCCCTAGACCCATCAGCACCGGACTTCTACACCCCAACCAGCTGGTTCATGTTGGGCAAGGAAACGCATTCATCCCGGTTAATGACCGTGATCACCCGTGAGTTACCGGACATCCTCAAACCCGCGTACAACTTCGCTGGTATGTCGCTGTACCAGTTGGCCGAGCCATATGTGGATAATTGGCTGCGCACCCGTCAGAGTGTGTCTGACCTCATTAACAACTTCTCCATCACCGCCCTCGCCACGGCCATGGACCAAGTGCTACAGGGCAACGATGATGGATCTGACCTGATCAAACGCGCAGAGCTATTCACCGCATATCGCAGTAACAAGGGATTAATGCTACTTGATAAAGATCGTGAAGAGTTAGTGCAAGTTAATACCCCCTTGAGTGGTCTACATGAACTTCAAGCCCAATCTCAAGAGCACATGTGTTCGGTGAGCCGTATACCAGCGATCGTCTTAACTGGGATCAGCCCCAGCGGGTTGAATGCTTCTAGTGATGGCGAGATCCGGATCTTCTACGACTGGATCAAAGCCCAGCAAAACGCCCACTGGCGTGAGCCCCTGACCGTGGTCGTTAAGGTGGTTCAACTATCCCTGTTCGGCGAGATTGACCCGGACATCACGTTTGACTTTGTGCCCCTGTACCAAATGACCCCGGCTGAAGAGTCAGAGATCCGCTTGAAAAATTCCCAAGCCGCCACAGCCTATATCGGTGCTGGCGTAATTGATCCAACCGAAGAGCGTGAACGTATTGCCCGTGATCCACATAGTGGGTACAACAGTATCGATGTTGACGATATACCCGTACCGCCCAATGAACCAGCCCCGGGCGAATCAGATCCAATGGAGGACGACGCATCCCCGGCGCAGGACAAGAGCGTAAGTGAGGCCCAACACAAGGCAATGGAAGCGGCAGCACATGGCCACAGCACACTGGGTATCCCTGAGGAAGTCGGTAAAGAATATGTCTCAAAAGATAGTTAGATCAGTAGCAGCCAATCGGGGGACCGAGGCTGCTTACCGGAAAAAACTTCAAACACTGGTCGCCGAGATGCATACGTCATTCGAGTACTGGATTAAGGCCGAGTACCACCGGAATCCGCCCCGGGTGGCCGTCTTGGTAGAACAGGCTCAAGATGCCGCCCCCGCCCCCGCCCCCATGATGTCAAAGCTGTTGAAGCAGCTTGGCAAGCGTTGGATTAAGAAGTTCGAAGACGCCGCCCCCGGGATCGCTGAAGCGTACCTCAAAGGCATGTTCAAGGTCACCGATTCCGCCTTCCGTCGTGCACTCAAAGATGCGGGGTTATCGGTTGAATTCACCATGACTGCCCCCGTCCGAGATGCTTTCAATGCATCCTTACAAGAGAATGTTGGTCTGATCAGTTCGCTACCCATGCAGCATTATGCCAAAATCGAAGGCATTGTGATGCGGTCATATTCCACTGGTCGCGATCTTGAGACCATGGTTAAGGAACTAAAGGAAGTCTACCCATTCACCCAGAAGCGAGCAGAATTGATCGCCCGCGATCAGTCGAACAAGGCTAATGCTGTAGTGCAGCGGACCCGCCAAATGGAACTAGGTATAACCGAGGCAATCTGGATGCACTCGCATGCCGGAAAGAACCCCCGCCCTACCCACGTAGCTGCCAACGGTAAGAAGTACAAAATAGCTGAAGGATGTCTGATCGACGGTAAGTACATACTTCCCGGGGAAGAGATCAACTGCAGGTGCACGAGCCGGTCCGTACTACCTTTCTGATAGATTGACGGTCCATTATTTGACATGGTACGATGCTGATAATGCGGTCAAACTATTCCACGGGGTTTAAATGAGCGATACACCAGATATTTTCAAACCCGGCGGTGCTGCCAGTATCGGACACCAACTGGTCGCTGATGGGGCCAACGTCGGCGCTGCCAACCCACTGCCCGTGACAATAGGTGGTTCCACTGGTGGTGTGGTACCGGTTAAACAAGCTCCCGGCGAAACGTTCGATATGACCCCACATGCTGGGTCGACTTTTGTCGTAACCGGCATCACAAGCCCAGACGATCAAGTTACCACATTTAGTTTTACGGCTGCAGCTCAGGAGCAGGTGATCAATCTTGCGGGGGCTGGGACGGCATATCTAATTATTGATACTCTGGGTGCTGGTGGTCTGATCACCGTTAAATTCAGTCAAAACGGTTCTACTTACGGACCGTCGGTGCAAGGCACCCCCATTCGCGTATCAACTCAGACTTACAATGGTCCACCGATCTCCAGCCTATCAGCCGGTCAAACCATCTACCGCTTCAACACGGTAGGCATCCAAAACATGAAGGTCACAGCCGCAGTATTACCTACGGGCACTGCTGTTGGGTCAGTCCGGGTCAGCTCCAACGTCGGTATGGTTGCGGTCGATGGCCCTGTAAGCACAGAAAGCTTACAGGACACCCAAGTATTCAGCTTCACGGATCTGTCTACTTTCGCATCTACGGTCACAGACATTCTGGCCATTCGTTCAAGTGGTAAGCTCAACATTTGCCGTATCGAGCTGTTCGCCAATGCGGCTACCGCTGCCAACATTCCATTCAAAGTGATCCAGCGGACCGCGGTAAACACAGTGGAAACAGGTGCAACCAGCATGGATGCATCGGCTAAATTCGATACACAGGACGGGTTCCAGTCCGACACAACCACGGCTAAAACTTATGGGGCCACAGCGCCCACACTAAATGGCACCGCGACAACGTTATGGACTGATGAACTTTATGTTAGAGCTGCCGGAACCCCCGGACCGGTACAAAAAACCGTCATTACGTTCGGTTCCGAATACTGGAAGTCGGTGAAACGTCGTAATCCAGAACAGTTCAGCGTGAGTTTTAATGGTATCTCATCCGCGTCGTTACCTGCTGCCCTTAAGATCTCCGGTAATATTGTTGTGACATCTGGAACCTAAGCCGTGACCGCGACTTATCGAGGTACCATCATCGCAAACAGCCTAGCAGTGGACACCACGTTCACAGGGCCAATTACGGTACCTTCTGGGTTTGTAGGGATTCACAATAACAGTATCGGCTCTGGTCACGCTGCGATCACAGACCCCGCCGTTATCACTGTGGCATTGATAAACGGTAAGGTGGTCCCCACTGTGGTGTACCCGGGGTCGGGTTACTATTATTCGGCGCACAAATGGACACTTGTTGTATTTAGTGGCGGTGACTCACCAACCCCCGCAGTTGGGTATCCGACCATTGACCCGGCTTTAGGTGGTATCACTGGGGTCGTAATTACGGACCATGGCCATTATACAGCCGTCCCACCCTCGATATCTCTTGTGCGCGTCGGTGGGCCCAATTTACCGGTGGTCCCTGATTCAATTCAATCAATTCGGACTCACGACTATATTGGGTCTTTTGCTGTCGGTGCCACATGTTGGTACACCACCGACCCATCGGACGGGTCCGGTAATTACAATTGGGCTGCGCTAGATGAATGTATTTTGTGGCATGGCGGTTTAGGCCGTGAGATTATGTACGGTCTTCACGGCACCCCCACGAATTACGCAACATCCTTGGCATACATCGGTGTCAGCTTTGAGAATCAACTTGGGGCCAGTTCCCCCTTAAACGCTGCCGGGTTGGTTGTGGGTCAAGACAACCACGGTCTCTGGGGGTTTATAAAGGCTCTGGTATTGCGGTATAACATTAACACAGATCAGAGGATCAACCCCCACACCGGGCAGTATTTCCCACCCAACATGAAATTCATTAAAGAGATCGAAGTGTGGAATGAGCCCACCTTCGGTGCAAACGGTACGGCCATACCCGGACAAAATGGTAAATACTGGCTTGGTACAGCGCAACAATTAGTTGATATCGCCCGTATTGTTAATCTGTCCGCGAAAGCAATCGACCCGGACATTCAAATTGTGGGGTGTGGGTTCACTGCTGGGTATCCCATGGGGGTGGGCACCACCAGTGCCAATCACTTTTACAATTTTCTTGTGGCTGTCGACAGCGTCCAAGGCCTAGGGGGTTACGATTGGTGTGACGGTTTCTCACTACACCCGTACGACCTATTGGAGACCGGATCACATTTCATGCGGGCGACCTCCCGATATTTTGCGCCAAAGATCGCCGAGATGCGGTCAGCTATTTCCGCAGTAAGTTCATTAAAGCCTGTTTATTGTACAGAATGGGGGTTCTATGACCCCGACACCGTATTTCAAAAGGTCAACAACCCGATACTGAACGGTATCCAAATAAACCGGATCTACGCAGAACATCTACAACAAGGTGTGCGTAAGTCGTTCGGGTATTCCTTGGAGTCCATATACTTTGGTTACCCAACGTTTAACCCATATGGGTCGGCGTATCTGGAAGCGGTCGGATTAGGTATAGCCCCGGGCAAAACACTGATTACAGTCAAGCGCGATAAGTCAGCAGCCAAGCAGTTAATATATAGCGATGGCTCGACGTATTACACGACATAGGGTACAATGAAAACCGCTCACATCCTAAAATTAGCATTCGACAAATCCTCCCGCCACATTGACGCGGACGGTCGTTTACATGTGATGCGATCTCACATTTCGAAGGCTATGGTGAGCCCCTATTATGGGCGCGAGATCCCAGAATTTGAGAGTTTAGGTCTGGTCGCTGATCAGGTGTACCGTTTGTTGCGTGATCCGGTTGAATTAGAACGAGGTGCCGAGACATTCGCCCGGTTGCCGGTTCTGTCTCAACATGTCCCTGTCACAGTTGATACTATGGAGCAGGACGAGGATCAGAAGAAGCTCGTCGTTGGGTCCATTGGGTCCGATGTGTCATTCAACCCCCCCTACTTAGATGCGGACCTGTGCATTTGGGACAGCAAGGCAATAGCGGGGATTGACAGCGATCAGGTCCGCGAGTTATCATGTGCATACCGTTATGTCCCTGTAATGGAGTCCGGTGTGTTTGAAGGTGAGCCATATGACGGTCGTATGACTGAGATTAGAGGTAACCACCTAGCGCTGGTTGAGGTCGGACGCGCTGGGCCTGATGTAGTTGTATCCGATCATAACCCATTCAAAACCAAGGAAACCGCTATGAAAATGAGCAAATTAGGGCGTGCCCTGTTTGTAACATTGTCTGCGTTCTCTCCGGTGCTTGCAGCGGATTCCGCCATGCCTGCACTGGTGGGTGCTGCGAACAAAAAAACGTTCAATAAGGCCGACATTAAAGCGAAGCTGATCGCGTTGGATTCCGACATGGACCCAGAGCAGTTGGATAATGTTATTGATGCCCTTCTGGACGTGGAACAAGATCCAAAACCAATGGAGCCCGCCGCCCCAGCCGTTGATGAGGCACCTGTTGACAAGCTGCGCAGTCTTCTGGCAGGTAAAGTTGACGACGCCACAATGGATGCTGCCTGTGCATTAATGGCTCCCGCCCCAGCTGCCGACTCCCCCTCTGGGCTGGAAGTAACTGATAAGGGATCTGTGAATGGCCACGCCATGGATGCCGCTCTGGGTAAGTTTAAAACCGAGTTCCGCCAAGCCGAAGAAGCTAAACGCGACGTCCGCAGTATCGTTGGCGACGTTATCGGTATGGACTCAGCCGCCGAAGTCTATAAGTTTGCCTTGGATCACATGAAGGTCGATTGCACGGACATTAACGACGCTCTTGCACTGCGCGCTTTGTTCCGCGTGGCGTCAGAAAACAAACTCGCCGCCAAACCCCCTAAGCTTGCGCATGATAGCGCTGGCTTGGAAAAGGCTTTCCCTAACGCTGTCCGCTTCGGTCAGTAACTGGAGGTATTAAAATGCCATTTCAAAGACAAGTAAATACGACCCAAGCCCCAGCAGTCGCGGGCGACTTCGCATCAACTAATCCCCGTGCTTCGGTGTTAGCTGGCCCCGGTGGGCTGATCGCTGGCCCAAGTGGTGTGACTGTTGGCCGCTTTGCATGGGTCGACGACGTTGATGGTGTCACCGTCGACAACTACGGCACTTATACCGGTGCTCCCAGCGGCTTCGTTCATCGCGATAACAACGCACTGATCACTGAGTATTTAGGTGAGTCGAGCATGGTGATCCCTAAAGGCTTCCCAGTTACCTTGTTCAATGAGGGTGATTTCTGGGCTAAAGTCGCAGGCGCCACCGCTGCCACTGTTGGCGCTTCGGTTTATGCCAACTACAACGATGGTACGATTACGATCGGTTCAGCGTCTACTGGTGCTTCCGTAACGGCCACGATTGGTTCTACCAGCACTGCGGTATTAGGCGCGACTTTCACCGCTTCTGCTGACACTGACGCAACTCAATTGGTGGTCACTTCGGTTACCGGTTTGATCAGCATTGGCGATACTGTTGCCGGTACCGGTATCACCGGTGGAACTACCATCCTGTCGCAGGTGAGCGGTACGGCTGGTGGTGCGGGTACTTACAAGCTCAGCGCAACCAACACGGCCAGTGCAGCTACTGTCACCGCTTTCGGTAAGACCATCAAGACAACCGCAGTTACCGGTTTGATCAGCATTGGTGATACTGTTGCTGGTGGTGCTGGTTTCCCATCAGGTGCTACTATCGTGGCTCAGGTAAGCGGCACGGCTGGTGGTATTGGTGTTTACACCCTTAGTGCTGCCGGTACCGCGTACACCGCAAGTGCTACCGGTGTTACCTCCTTCGGCAGTGTGCTGAATGTCACCGCTGTTGGTTCTGGTACCCTGTACATTGGTGCACCTACCAATACCCCCACCGGTGCGGTCATCACCGCTCAGGTGAGCGGGGCCACTGGCGGTGTTGGTGTCTATACTCTAGACACCCGCGCCTCAGCTTATACCGCTTCCGGTACTGTTACGACTGTCGGTGGTGTGCTGACTGCGTTCAAAGCCCAATCGGTCGCCGCTGTCGGTGAACTTGTTAAAATCTCAACCCGAGGCTAAACTATGAAAAACGCTACTCTTCGTGAATTACAGTCCCGCGCGGGCATCGTTTTCATGGGTGCCGCCGATGCGGAATTCCAGCTGAAAAACATTGCCCACGATATCAACGTGGCGATGGATGCCCAACCGGGTTTGATCACCACAAGCAATGCAGGTATCCCGGCATTCTTGTCAACGTTTATCGACCCTAAGCTGATTGAGGTGCTTGTTGCCCCGATGAAAGCGGCCGAAGTCGTCGGTAACGAGATCAAAAAAGGGGATTGGACCACAGAAACAGCAATGTTTCCAGTGATCGAATCCACCGGTGAAGTATCCAGCTACGGCGACTACTCAGAAAATGGGTCCGCTGGTGCTAACGTTAACTTCCCACAACGCCAGTCGTACCATTACCAAGTTCAAACCCAATGGGGTGAGCGCGAGCTGCAAAAAGCTGGCCTCGCTCGCATTGATTGGGCAAACCGCTTGAATATCGCATCTGTTCTGACTTTGAACAAGTTCCAGAACAAGAGCTACTTCTTTGGTGTGGCTGGCCTTCAAAACTACGGTCTGTTAAACGACCCGGGTCTTACCGCTGCCATCACCCCAACCACCAAAGTGGCTGGTGGCACTGGCTGGGCTAACGCGACTGGTACTGAGGTTTTGGCCGACATCACCAAGCTGTACGTTCAGCTGCAAAACCAAGCCAACGCCCAGATTGATCGCAATACCAAAATGACGCTGGCCATGTCTCCTTTGGCTGACGGTAATGGTATGACCAAAGTGACCGACTTCAACGTATCAGTGCAAGAGAAGATCGCTAAGATCTACCCTAACATGACCGTTGTTACCGCTCCTGAGTATACCACTGCTTCTGGTGAATTGGTTCAGCTGATCGCTGATGAAATTGAAGGACAGCGCACTGTCGACGTGGCGTTCACTGAAAAGTTACGCGCCCACCCGATTATTGTTCAGTCTTCCAGTTTCAAACAGAAGAAGTCACAAGGTACATGGGGTTCTATCGTGTATCGCCCAGTGTTCATCGCCCAGATGTTGGGTGTGTAATACTTCCAACGGGGGCAGAACATCGCCCCTACCATTTCTATTTAAATTGGAGAGATTTAAATGTCAAACGTAATGATCGGCTGCCGCTTACCAAACGGAATCTACTTAGATGTGGGTGATAAAACTGTCAAGCTAAACGGGCTAAACAGCAGTGAAATCGCCATCCCTTATGCCACCACCAGTGTGGATGAGGGTTTCTGGAAAGAATGGTACGAAAAGCATGGGCAATTCCCCGCTGTTTTATCTGGGGCGATCTTTGTAGCTCAGAATCACAAAGAGCTAGCTGCCAAAGCCGCTGAAGTGAAAAAAGAAAAAACCGGGTTGGAACGTTTAAACCCTAATGAGCATGGCGTTAAAGACGCCACCGTGGGGGACGACTAAAGATGGCAGTCGTGAGTTTCAATCCAACCGCGTTTAAAACCCGCTATCCGGAATTCACGACTGTTGCTGATGGTACCCTAGGCGCTTGCTTCGATGAAGCGACGTTATACCTATCAAATACGGACGCCAGTCCCGTGCAGGATATCGCCCGTCGTACTATTTACTTGAGCATGCTGACCGCCCACATCGCTTTCATTGGCGGTACGTTAAACCCGGGCGGGATTCCCAACCCCGTGGGTCGTGTCTCTACCGCAGGTGAGGGATCGGTGTCAGCTAACCTGGAATATTCAACCCCGGGTTCCCAAGCTTGGTTCGTCCAGACACAGTATGGCGCAGCATTCTGGCAGGCTACGAGTTCCCTCCGTGGCTTCCGTTACATCGTTCAACCAACGAGATTTTAATGGCTGAATTCGGCGATACCCTATCTAACAGACTCAAAGCCAGTGCCCAGAGGATGGGCACTGGTGTAGTTAAAGTCGGGTTCATGGAAAACGCCACCTACCCTGATGGGACACCCGTGGCAGCGGTGGCCTACTGGAATGAGTTCGGTACCGGCACTCAAAAACCACGGCCCTTTTTCCGGAGGATGGTAGCCAAAGAATCCGGATCGTGGGCGGGTAAGCTTGGCCGGATCATGAAAATTACCGGTGATAGTAAAAAGGCGCTGGCACTGATGGGTGAAGATATATCGGGGGCGCTCCAACAAAGCATCAATGAATTCACAACCCCAGAGCTGGCCCAGAGCACGATCGCTGCTAAGGGTTTCGCAAAACCGCTGATCGACACTGGCGACATGTTAAGATCTGTGGCGTATCAGGTTAATGAAGAGCCATCTGTTAAAGTAGGTGGCTAATATGTACCTACGCGGAATCGCTAATCAAGTAAGTCAACTGGTCAACCCCAACATCATGGTGACGGTTCTGGTATCCACAGGGTACACCGTAGGCGCTGGCCATAGGCAAATTCCTAGTTATGCTGACCCAGTTACCGGACCTGCCCAAGTGCAGGCGATGGATTCAGTCGACCTGAAACAAATGGAAGGCCTGAATATCCAAGGCGTGATTAAAGCGATCTACCTGCGGGGCGTTCTGGCTGGGGTAATTCGCCCAGACTCAACGGGTGGTGACATCGTGCAGATCGAGGGCCGTGATTGGTTGGTGGTTAAAGTCCTAGAGGGCTGGCCCGACTGGACCAAAGCGGCCATAGTGCTACAAGGTGGGCAGTAATGTACACACCCAGCATTGTAATTGATCAGGTAATAGACGCGCTGGCCGCTTTTGTGGTACCATTGTGTCCGGGGTATGAGATCGTTCGTGCGCAAGTGAACAGGGTCTCAATGCCAGTGTCGCCCTGTATAGTGTTAACTGAATTACTGACTGTGGACCTAGAAACACCCGTTATTGATTACGACGGCACATTAGGTCAAGCGAGCATATCTGGACCTAAAAGAATAGACGTACAAATCGACTATTACGGCCCCGGGGCCGGTGATCAATGCAACGCAGTTAAGACAGTATTCAGAACACCTTATGCGACAGAGCAGTTCCCGACGAACATACAGCCACTATATTGTTCGGATGGTCTGCAAACTCCGTTAATCACGGGTGAACAACAATGGCAGAGCCGGTTCACATCGACGGCTTCGCTACAGTACAATCCAGTCGTTATCGTCCCGCAGGATTCCGCAGACGAGGCTTCTATGGGTACGGTGGGTGCTGCTGACATATAGCAGCGATTCTATTTTCAATGAGGTGAAAACATGACGATTCCAGCAAGCGAGATTGTCCAAGTAAACCCCGGTGTTGTTGGTACTGGCGGCAATCCGCTGGCGCTAAATGGGGTCATCTTGACAAAAAGTACACTAATCCCAACCAATTCAGTGCAGTCGTTCTCAAGTGCCGCTGCTGTCAGTTCGTTCTTCGGACCAGCATCAACTGAGTACGTGTTGGCTCAAATCTATTTTCTTGGCAATGACAACTCCACTCAAAAACCGGGTACGCTTTTATTCGCCCCTTATGTTGATACTGGTGGCCGTGGGGCGTGGTTACGGTCCGGGTCATTTGCCACTGCCACGCTGGCCGACATCACCGCATTGTCGGGTGTGTTAACGCTGACCGTGGACGGTGTTTCGTTCACCTCCAGCTCCATCAATCTGGCCACTGCATCTAGCTTTAGTGATGCCGCTACGAAGATCGCTGCCGGGTTCACCGGTGCTGGTAAACCAACATGTTCTTGGAATGCGGTTAACTCTACATTTACACTGGATTCTCCGACCCTTGGCGCTTCATCCACGATTACAGTGTGTACTGGTACCCTGTCCGCTGGCCTGAAATTCACCGCTGCCACAGGTGCTACGCTGTCACAAGGTGACGTTGCCGATACCCCCGGCACTGCGATGGACGCGGTTAAAGCCGCGACTCAAAACTGGGTGTCGTTCACTACTGTGTTCGAACCAATCACCGCTGATAAACAACTGTTTGCGGTGTGGGCCTCCAACCAGAACCAGCGCTACATGTATGTGGCTTGGGACACCGACGCACAAGCAATCGTTAATGGGTCCACGACCTGCTTCGGTTACTTAGCTAAATCCCTCGCTTACGATGGCGTTGTGGCCGTTTCCGGTGATGCTGCTCAGGCCGCTTTGCAGGGGACCACATTGGCGATTCTGACGATGAATCTAGCCGTGTTCGTTCTCGGCGCTGTCGCCTCAATTGACTTCGCCCGCACCAATGGTCGGATTACTGCTGCGTTCAAGTCCCAATCCGGGTTCATCCCCACAGTGACTGTTCAACAAACCGCCACCAATCTGCTAGCCAACGGTTACAGCTTCTATGGTTCTTACGCCACGGCCAACGATCAATTCAATTTCCTGTACAATGGCCAGATGTCCGGTAAGTGGAAATGGATTGATACATTCGTTGACCAAGTGTATCTGAACTCACAATTCCAGCTCGCGCTGATATCTTTGCTGACCAGTGTGAATTCGATCCCATACAACCAATCGGGCTATTCCCTGATTCGTTCAGCTATGATCGATCCGATTTCATCGGCCATCAACTTCGGCGGAATCCGTGCCGGTGTAACAATGTCAGCTCAACAAAAAGCCATCGTGAACCAAGCAGCTGGGCTGGACGTTTCCTCGATCATTGAGCAGCAGGGCTACTACCTGCAGATCCTCGATCCGGGTGCGCAGGTTCGTGGCAATCGTGGCACCCCAGTTATCAACTTCTGGTATACTGATGGCGGTGCTGTTCAAAAGATCACAGTCGCCTCGATCGACATTCTTTAAGGGGTAAGTAATGTCTAACACGACAATCACAAGTGCCAATAGTGTATTCACCCTCGTTATCCCGGGGCTGTTTCCAGCTCCTGTTCAACTACGTGGGTATGCTGTTGACAAGGCCTTTGCAGTTGAGTCCGTGGATTTGGCTGAGGTTCAGATGGGTGTTGACGGCCGTATGACCGCTGGCTATGTTCCCAACGCAACTAAAACAACCATTTCGCTACAAGCTGATAGTCCGAGTCGGGATATCTTCTCTGCTTGGATTCAAGCGACCAAAACGGCAAGGGAAGTGTTCTTTGCATCGGGATCTATCTCGTTGCCGAGCACGGGGGAGACCTACACCCTAACCCGTGGTGTGCTGCAAAACGTCCCACAAGTACCAACAGCGGCTAAGGTATTACAGGCTATGGATTTTGTTATCGTTTGGGAAAATATCTCTCGTTCGCTGCTTTAATGCGTTGAAAACAGTGTGGCCTAGGTTGATCACCGAAGCGCTGACTCTCCCAGCGTGGCCACACTGCCCCCACTGGAGAGATAACGGAGAGTTATCACATGGCAAGACATACCATCACCCACACAGTCACAGACCCGGGCCGGGATAACGGCAAGGTGTTTGTGATTACAGAAATGTCCGCATTAAGTGCTGAATCATGGGCCTTTCGCGCGATACTAGCATTGATCAAAAATGGTGTCAATCTCCCCGATGGATTTGAGAATTCCGGCATGGCCGGGATCGCTGAAATCGGGATCAAGGCACTATCAGGATTGGATTACGAAACCGCCAAGCCACTATTAGACGAGATGCTGACCTGTATTAAGTTCATCCCAGACCCGAAAAAACCCCACCTGTCGCGCCCCCTGTTTGAAGAGGATGTTGAAGAGGTTATCACTTATGGTAAACTACGGATGGAGGTTTGGAAGCTGCACGTGGGTTTTTTGAAAGCCGCCGTCCCCTCAAAATCAGCTACACCGGCGGCGGCTCAGGTAAGCAGTTCATAAGTTACGTGAACATCCCGGTGACCATCGGTACGCTAATATCAAAGAATCGCGCGACCCTAAACGAGTTAGATACGGTGTACGGGGTCCGTGATTGCTACGATATGCTAGAAATCGTCATGGTGGATGAGTTTAACCAATGGCTAGCTAATAAGGAATAAAATGGCAACGGTTATCGACAGTCTAATAGTTACACTAGGTTTGGACTCCACCGGGTTCAATGTCAACAGACAAAAGGTGGACAGTGGACTACGGGAAACGGGTAACCAAGCCGACCAAACCGGTAAGAAGCTGAAAAAAGCTGGTAAAGATGGATCTGAATCCTTTCAGTCACTGTCGAAAACCGCTGCCCAATTCCTAGCTATTATTGGCGGGACAATGGCCATCAAGGCGTTTGTCCAAGATGTCTTAGAATCCAGTGCCGCTCTGGACCGCTTATCTAAAAATCTCGGTGAGAACGTTAACACAATATCGGCATGGTCACAAGCTGCCGAGCAGGCTGGCGGCACTGCCAGTGGTCTGCAAGGTACGATGGACATGCTTAGTAAGTCCCAGACCGAGTTGATGCTCACCGGTGAGTCATCGTTGATTCCGTATTTCACATCATTGGGTATCTCACTGGCTGATACCAATGGTAAAGCCCGACCTGTCAACGACCTGCTGATGGATATGGCTACGTCATTTGGACGCATGGACCGGACCACAGCGAACAACATGGGCCGGATGATGGGCCTCGACCAAGGCACAATGAATCTGTTGCTTAAAGGCCGTCAAGAAATCGAAATGACGATCAAACGTCAGAAAGAGTATGGAGCCGTAACCAAGCAGCAAGCTGAGGAAGCAAGTAGGCTGAAGCGAGCCATTACCGAAGGCCGCCAAAGCTTCGAAGCGTTTGGCCGGGAATTACTGTCTGCAGCCACCCCGGCCCTTGAAAAGTTGCTGGCGGTGTTCTCAGATATGGGCGCTTGGATGCGTGAAAACCAAGAATTCGTAACTACGTTCCTGAAGATTGTGGCAGTGGGATTAGGTCTGATCGCTGCCGCTGTGACTCCAATTAACCTGACCATCGCCGCTGTTGTTGCTTTGGCTGGGGCCATCGCTCTATTGTACCAAGACTATCAAACATGGAAGCGGGGTGGTGAGAGCTTTATCGATTGGGGTAAATGGGAGCCCGGATTCAAAGCCGCCGGGAATGCCATCCGTTGGATTCGAGATCTGTTAGGTGACTTGATCTATAGAGCTATCGCTGCCGCCGACGTTCTGGCTGCTGTGTTCGAGCAAGATTGGGAGCGTGCCAAGTTCGCTGCAGGTGAGTTCATCAGCGGTAACGGTAAAAAGTATGGCTCCCAAGACCCTGAGGGTATACCGCCAGTACCGACAACAGCACCCGGGTCGAAACTAGCCACTGTCAGCACGGTTAATTCCACTAGCAAGTCCCCCGCTGGCACACCCGCACAAGAAAACGCGGCCATATCCTATTTCCAACGCATGGGTTGGTCAAAAGAACAGGCTGCGGGGATTGTAGCTAATATGAAACGCGAATCCAACCTACGTCCAGATGCCATTGGTGATGGGGGTAAAGCATTCGGGATCGCCCAATGGCATCCAGACCGCCAAGCGCAATTTAAGAAAGTATTCGGCAAACCGATTCAGGGTTCAACACTGGAAGAGCAATTAGCATTCGTTAATTACGAGCTGACACAGGGCAATGAGACAGGAGCAGGCAACAAACTAAGAGGCGCTAAAACCGCCCAAGAAGCTGGGGGAATAGTATCTCGGTATTATGAGAGACCTATGAATGCCGATAGTGAGTCATTAATGCGTGGGGGTATAGCTACCAACCTGCTCAATGGCTTCCCGGGGGCGTCCGTTGCGTCCCGGACACCGGGCGCTATGGCGTTTAACCAGCCAGCCAATGCCGGGAATCAATCAACCGTGACGATCGGTGAGGTAAAAGTATATACCAGTGCCACTGACGCCGACGGCATAGCCAAGGACATGGGATCGTCGCTGAATAGCTTATATGCGTCAAACGCCAATTACGGGAATTTCTAGCCATGCCACGTATCGCCTTTCCTGATATCCCTAAATTCCCGGGCGTCCCAGCGCTTCCAAGGACCGGGGCAGCGTTGCCGGGCCTGATCAGGATATCTGTTGGGATCTTACAGAATAAGCTACTCACCAGCGTCATTCAGGGTGGCCAGTGGGGCATATTCGACAAATCTGGCAAGCAACTCGGTAACTTCCAAGATGCCAACTCGAAATTCCTACAGGCCATCAACTACGTGGGACTGGGCAATGCTTATTCCACCGGTGGTGTTTATTCCACTGGCAGCGTTGAATACAGTAAAGAGATGAAGGTTAGCGATTATCCGTTGGAGAAAGGGTCATTCGCCAACTACAATAAAGTGGAGCAGCCTAGTACCCCGAGTGTGACCCTGTGTTTCAGCGGCAGCGAGAGCGAGCGGACCAAGTTCCTCGAAGCGATCGATAAAGCAACTAAATCGACCGACCTGTACAGCGTGGTTACCCCCGAGGTGACCTACATTAACTACAGCTTGGAACACTACAACTACCAGCGCACCAGTACCAAGGGTGCTACACTATTGATCGTCGAAATCGGTTTAAAAGAGATTCGACAGGTGTCCGCGGTTTATGCCAAGACGGAAAAACCCCCCATTACCAGTCCCAAGAATCCTAATTCAAAAACGATGCAGGACAACGGCAAAACCCAAGCTAGAGCCCCGGATGTGTCCACGCTCAAGAAGCTGGGCGACGCGTTCCCCAACTTTGCCGCCAAAACAGGTGAATTTTTAACAGGGCTGATAAAATAAGATGCTATCGATCCCTCTCCAGCCCCAACCAGCCCAGACAGTTAAAGTCGTTCTAGATGGCCAGAACTGCCAGATCTATATTTATCAAAAAGACCAAGGCCTATTCGTTGACGTGAACTCTAATGGGGTCGATATCGTTACTTGCGTTATCGCTCGCAATGTTGACCCATTAATCTGCCGCACTTACGCGGGGTTCGTTGGTGATCTAATGTTCGTCGACAATCAGGGGGTATCGGACCCTGTGTCTACTGGATTGGGTGATCGCTACTCTTTAGTGTACCTATCGGCGTCTGATTATGACCTCATTCGCTAATAAAAAGCAGCTTAAAATAGTCGTCACACTGGGTACTAAAAAATTCGGGTCCAGTGATCACGATCGAGTCACACTTACCGGATTTCGGGCTGCTGTTACCATTGATAAAGCGGGTGGGGTGACCATGAGCACACTACGCGCCAAAATCTACGGCGTTAAGCAACAAGACATGAACAGCATTACTACACTTCAATGGAAAGTCGGGACGTTAATCCCCAACACCGTGGAAGTGTTCGCGATTGATGGCGACCTAGAGAGTAGAGTATTCGCCGGTAACATCGTCAATGCATGGGCTGACTACCAGAACATGCCGGACGTCTTCTTACATATCCAAGCCCAATCAGCCTATTTCGACCAACTGAAATCCATTCCACCTAGGAGCTTTAAAGGGTCGGTCGATGTTGCCATAACAATGAAGCAGATCGCTGATGGTATGGGGCTGGCATTCGAGAACAACGGGGTTGATATCAAGCTGACCGACGTATACTTACCTAACACCGCCACTGAACAGATGAAGGAGCTAGCCAAGGCTGCCAACATCGACGTGTATTTGGACGACAGTGTATTGGCGATCGCTAAGCGGTATGGCCCCCGGTCCTCGATCATCCCGGTGATATCAGCCAATTCCGGGCTGGTTGGGTACCCAACATTCGACGGTACCGGAGTCAACTTCAAATCACTCTTCAACCCTAATGTCACATTTGGGGGATTGATCCAATTGGAAACAGATGTGGAGCAAGCCCGGGGGCAGTGGATTGTAACCAGCGTTGCGCACCAATTGGAGAGCGAAAAGCCCGGGGGCGCTTGGTTCACAACGATCAGAGGGAATCTAAACGGCTATGCCATTACCAAATGAGCAGGAGATATCTTTAGGGCGACAAATACCTAATGACACATGGGGTGAGTTTAACAACATGTCGTTCTTGGTCCAGCAGGCTCTGGGTAAAATGCAGACAGCCACACTGGTGCGGGTCGAGGCATGCACCAACAGTGGTGGATTGTCCCCCGTTGGATTCGTCGATGTCACACCGTTAATCAACCAGATCGATGGTCAGGGCAATGCCCAACCTCACGCGACCATCTTTAACGTGCCGTACTCACGCGCACAGGGCGGGGCCAATGCCGTCATCATGGACCCGGTTGTGGGGGATATTGGTATATGCGTATTTGCAAATCGCGATCTATCTAAGGTTAAATCCACCAAAAAGCAGGCCAACCCCGGTAGCTATCGTTCATTTTCGTTCTCAGATGGGCTGTACATTGGAGGTGTTTTAAATGGGACACCGACCCAATACACTCAATTCAACAATTCTGGAATAACGATCCACTCCCCTACTGCCATCACCCTTAGTGCGCCAGACATTCAACTGATAGCGCCGACAATTGAATTAAACGCCAGTGCCTCTGTGTCAGTTACAACGCCAGTGTTTACCGTTACTGGCTCGACGGTGCTTGTAGGTGGATTGTCGCAAAGTGGCGGGAATGCTATAATGTCGGGGACACTTACTGTAACCGGCGACATCACTGGCGCAGGTAAGAGCGTAAGCACCCACATCCATGGTGGAGTTCAAACGGGCATAGGGAACACGGGCACCCCAGTATGACGACCTACGATACACTACTTCTCGACCAAACTGAATGGGATCTAGTCGTAGACTCAGCCGGTAATATTGCCATGGGTTCACCTGCATATGCACTTGCTCAGGATGTAGCCAGTGCAATTAAGTTGTTTTTAGGCGAATTGTGGTATGATACTACAAAAGGCATCCCCTACTTCGAGGACATTCTCGGACAGGCACCACCCTCATCCCTAATTACAGCCAACATGGAGCAGGCCGCTATGACTGTCCCCGGTGTGGTTTCTGCTCAATGTACCATTACGTCATTCAATGATCGCGAATTGAATGGCATCGTTCTATTTATCGATGAAAACGGTGTGCAAAATGGCGTTTCCTTCTAGCGTACCACCGATTCAATTTACTACAGCCGGTCTGATCATCCCATCAGAAACGGATGTCCTCGCCGGTGTTCAAGCTGATATCAATGCTGCGTTCGGTGGTGGACTTAACCCCGCACTTGAAACACCTCAAGGTCAAATCGCCTCAAGTGAGGCCGCGATCATCAATGATAAGAATGCAGAGATTGCCTTAGTCGTCAATCAGATCGACCCCAAATACGCGGATGGTCGGTTCCAAGATGCCATTGGGCGCATTTATTTTATTGACCGTAAACCCGCCACACCCACTGCGGTTCAATGCACATTGAATGGCTTGAACGGGACAGTGATCCCCGCTGGTACTCTGGCAAAAGACACATCTGGTAACACATATATTCTGGCCGGGTCCGTCACGATTGGTGTGACTGGTAATGTTACAGGTGAATTCCAAAATATCGTCACCGGGCCAATTCCCTGCCCCGCCGCAACATTGACGCAAGTCTACCAAGCGATCCCGGGCTGGGATACCATCACTAATGCTGCCGACGGTTCAATCGGGGCCAATGTTGAGAGCCGATTCGATTTCGAATTCCGCCGCAAAAATTCCGTGGCCATCAACGCACTGGGGACACCGCAAGCTATCTATGCTAATGTTTTCGCTGTCGAGAATGTCTTAGATGTCTACGTTAAAGATAACCCAACCGGGTCCACGGTCAACACCGGTACCACTAATTATCCCATTATCGCCCATTCAGTCTATGTGGCTGTGGTTGGTGGCCTTGATGCCGACATAGCGCAGGCCATATGGAGCAAGAAAGACTTGGGTTGCGACTATAACGGAGATACCTCCGTGACCGTTACAGATTCAAGTGGCTATAGCTACCCCCAGCCAACCTACGTGGTTAAATTCGAGCGCCCAACACCCCTGCCGATTAAATTCGCTGTAGAGATCGTTGATAGTCCCAGCCTGCCGTCCAATATCGTAGACTTGGTTAAAGCGGCCATCATTGCCCGATTCAACGGTGTGGACGGCACATCGCGGGAGCGGATTGGGTCTACTGTGCTGGCAAGCCGGTATTATCCAGCTGTTGCATTGGCGTCCACCTATGTATCGCTGCTAAGTATCCTGATTGGTACCTCCACGGCCACTTTAACTCAGGTAGGCGTCGGCATCGATCAGAATCCAACCATCACCGCGTCAGATATTACGGTGACACTGGTATGATTAATTTCGAACAGACGATCATCAGTCAGTATGGAAACAGCCCTACTATTCTGGGGCTGATCGAGGGGATGAACGAGAACATCGACCCTCGCGCGGATATTGACTCTTTCTACTCGTTTGTTTGGAACGTTAACACGGCACAGGGGTTCGGATTGGATATCTGGGGTGAGATAGTCAATGTCTCTCGCTATATTCTAGTCCCCCCGGACATGCGTAACTTCGGATTTAATGAGGCGGGTACCAGCGGGCAACCGTTTGACCAAGCCCCTTTTTATAATGGGCCATATGCTTCCGAAACTCAAGCACTATCTGATGATACATACCGGAAGTTGATCCTAGTTAAAGCGCTAGCCAATGTATCAGCTACTAATGCACGATCGCTCAATCAGCTCTTACAGAACATGTTCAAGGATCGTGGTCGCTGCTATGTTAATGACACCGGTGGTATGTCCTTCCGTTATGTATTTGAATTCGATTTAACTACATCCGAATTCGCCATTATGACCCAATCAGGAGCGCTACCTAGACCGGCTGGCGTCCAAGCAACATTTATTGTGATGCCGCGTCGAACATTCGGGTTTTCTGAAGCCGGTGGTGCACCATTCGACTCAGGGCCATTTTTACCAGAGGGATCAACCTATGCAATTATCTAATAAACCGTCAAAACTGCTTTTACCGTTCGCCGCAACGGGTGGTAAGCGAGTGATCCCTGTGGATTCCCAAATCGGGATCACTGCGGGGGCTGCTTCACTGGTTGACGGGTTTCCGCCCCTAACCCGAATCCCAGAAACTGCGGGCGGTGTCGGCCCATCTGGGCTGGATATGAACGGTATCTTAAACGAGATGTCCGCAGTGGACCGGTGGAGTAATGCCGGTGGCGGGTACCCGTTCGATGCAACGTTTGCCAACGATGTCAACGTAGGCGGTTACCCTAAGGGCGCTCGTGTTCTCCGGACTGACGGACTGGGTTACTGGCTTAACACAGTGGACAATAACGTTACCGACCCTGAGGATGCTGGTACAGCTGTTGGCTGGTACCCAGATTTTACCGTTGGTGTCAGTGCGATCACCATGACCAACGCTAACGTAACTCTGACCCCTCTCCAATACGGGAAACCAATCATCGTTATCACGGGCGTGCAGTCTGCTAACCTTAATCTTATTATGCCAACTCTGGTCGATGATTGGATTATTGTTAACCGCACCACCGGAACCGGTACCATCACGGCCAAGACTGCTGCTGGTACAGGTATCCCACTTCTGCGCAACTACAGCACCTTAGCATTTTGTGATGGCACCAACATTGTACCGGTACGCCCTAATAATTCCGCCGTTCAAGTGCAATACTACGTTACGGGTGGTTCTGGCACTGAAGCTGACCCGTGGACCGGTTGGGACACCGCCATCGCTTGGGCAGCCCGTACCACCTACCAATTCGATGATGGTTGGTACGCTTATGTAACCAGCCCGAATTTCGCCTTTGACGACCTCCAACTGCTCTTGAACCGTGGTACTGTGATTAAGTGTACCGGCACCGGGTACGTAATGGTGTGTGACGCAGGTGCGGTAACGGGTAACGTTATCCGGGTTGACATTTCCGGTGGCCGTCTTGAGGGCAATGCTGGCTCTGCCGGTGGTTTCCTCCAACGTGCTTGCTCCCGCTCTGTGTTCTCACTGTCTTTCCGCAATATTCCAGGCACTTGCTTCGAGGATGTTTACGGTGTCCTAAACCGCTACACACTTGATCATACCGCCTTCGTTTATGGTGAAACGGTCTCCCCCGCCCGCTTACTGACTGTGACCCGTCGCGGCGTTAGCGAGCAATCGAGCGATAATGAATACTACGTCATCGCGGAAAATTGCACCGCCCCCGGCCTAAATTTAAGCTTCTGCTTAAACTCTCGCTTTTACGGGGGTACTTCTGAGTCTAATGTGGGCGGCATTTATATTGAGACCAGTTCCAGTTATAACACGTTTTTTGGTCTTGATCTGGAAGTCAACGGTGTCGGTCTCGACATCGAATGTCGTGGCGACCACAATATGTTTTTACAGTGCCTCTCGACGGGTACGGCGCAAATCCAAGGTCGAAACAATAAGATTTTGGGCGGTACCTATAATACCCTTCGCGCGTGGGGTACGGGCAACAGCTTCGACGGGTGTATGTACTCAAACGGCGGCGGCACGTTCGACACTTCGGGCGGCACGGCATGGACTAAGCGCTTAGTGTGGAACGCTAATACGGCGCTTTTCGACAACGACGAGACGCCCAACACGATCAAGGGCTTGACCATCGGTACCTCTGGACTGTCGATCGACGCTGCCGCCACTGTTGGTGCTCCCGGTGGCTACACCTCCGGCAACGTCTTACTGAAGATCCGGGATAAAAACGGATCCGGTGGCTTCCACACCTTTGAGACTGTCAACGGCTCTGCGGGCAATGCTGCGGTATGTGGACTACGTTTAACAGCTTCCTCCGTTACAGGTCGTGCATTGAACGCGGGTGGTACGGTTAACGCGTCCGGGGCCGACTACGCCGAATACTTCCGTAAGGTCTATGGCTGTCCCTACATTCAAAAGGGTGATATTGTAGGTATTGACGCAAACGGCGAGATCACCGACCAGTTTGCCGATGCCATTAACTTCTTGATTAAATCCACGGACCCGTCTCTGGTTGGTGGTGACACTTGGGCGCAGAACTTAGGTGAACGCCCAGAGATCACTGTAGGTGCCCGCCCCGCCGATTTATGTAACCCACCACCTGTGCTTGACCCAGAGAACCCGACTGAAAAAGAGCAAGTTGCGACAGCCCGCTATGTTCAGCAATTAATCGATTGTGCTCAGGCTCAAGAGAATTATGACGCCGCTTTGGCACTAGAAGTCGCCGCCCAAGTTGAGTACGACACCGCCCATGAGATTGAGCGTACCAAATATGACCGGTTAGCTATCGCTGGTCAAGTGCCAGTTAATGTGACCGGGGCCGTTCCGGGTGATTACATCATACCCACCAACGCCGGAGGCTTCATTACAGGCACCGCTGTCGCGAATCCAACATTCGCACAATATAAAACAGCCATCGGTAAAGTGATCCGGATCGACGACACCGGGCGTGCTGTTGTTATCGTTAAACCACTATAAGGAGCCATCTGTGACAATGGAGACAGCCGAAAGTATGAGCAGGCCGGAATTGATCGCAATGGTATGTGGTCTCGCCGGGTCTTTATGGACCATGGCAGGGCTCCCACCCATGCCATGGTACGGGCGTATTGGGCTAATAGCGTTCATGTTGGTCTTTGTATATGCTGTGGTCACGGCTGTGGCTGCTTTTGTGCGCTTGGAACCCGGGTATTATGGGATTCTGGGATTAACATCTGGGATCGGGTGCATTCCGGTTACCAAATGGGCCAGTGCTGTGCTAAGTGACCCTGAGGCGCTGATTAGACGGTTCATTAACCTAAGAGGTGGTAAAAATGGAGACTAACATCGTCCACATGATCACTGTGGCCATGCTGGGGGCCGCTTGCTTTGAGGCCGGGAGCAAGCGGATATCGGCCATGAAGGATGCGTGTTTAGGTATGCGCACGGCGTGGATATTGTGCACACTCGGGGGATTCTGCTGGATCTTATCCAGTCTCCCGGACGTGCCATTCACACAATTCTTCACCGTGGGCGTATTCCTGTTGGGGCTATTTGCCGTGGTCTGGGCGATCGCTGACAGACGGATTAAGTCCGGGTGTGTGCCAACGCCACAACGAAGGGGAAAGCCATGATCACACTGAACACGATGACAAACGTACTTAACAAGATGGCCCCCACACAATCACTGAAATGGGCAGCGCACCTGTACTCTGCGTGTATGGCGTATGACATCAACACCCCTCAGCGATTGGCCATGTTTGTGGCCCAGATTCTCCATGAAAGCGGTGGATTGTCCCGGACCGAGGAAAACCTGAACTACTCCGCTAAACGGTTACTCGAAGTATTTCCGCGCTACTTTAAAACCGCAATGGACGCCAACTCCGTGGTCGGTCATCCAGACCTGATAGCTCGCCGCATCTACGGTGGGCGCATGGGTAATGACCCAGCGCCATCGAATGACGGCTACAGCTACCGGGGCCGGGGTTTGATTCAGCTAACTGGCAAGGATAACTATAAGATAGCCGGTGCGTCCATTGGGTTGGACCTAGTTAAAAATCCGGGGCTGGCTGTAGAGCCGAGTATCGCGGCCAAGATAGCTGCATGGTACTTTTCTTCCCACGGATGCAACCAACACGCGGATAAGGGCGATATCCCCGCGTGTACCAAAGCCATCAATGGTGGGTTGATAGGGTTAAGCGACCGGACAGCGCTGTACCATAAAGCGCTACAGATGGTGACATCATGATATGGACCTATCTGGTGACAAACCCGCTTGTCAGGAAGTTTGGCATTTATGCCCTGATTGCCCTAATCCTTGTAGCAAGCGTAGCGACATGGAAGATTCAGGTTGCAGCACTGAGAGCGGAAAGAGATGCGGCCAATCAGAAGATTGGAACGCTAGAGACAGAATCAAAACAGTTACGCTCTGCCCTCGAAATGGCAAAGCTGCAGCAAGAAGCGGCCACCAAGGCCCAAGAAAACCGGGTGATCGAGCAGGGTCAAATCGAGGTGAAAAAGCATGAATCGACCAAACAAAACGCCATTATTCTGCAAAAACCGGACAACAAGCCGCTTGCTGACACTCGTCTTACTGACGACATGCTTGGTATCCTGCGGCAGTGATCCGGTACCAGCGCCGATACAGTGCCACGTATCACCACTTCTGGTGGCTCCGACGGTCAAACCGACGTTCGTTGGATCAACCGTCGGTGAGCTGGTTAATTACTCAGCAGTTGAACTGCCAGCTGCATTAGAAGCGTGCAATGCCGATAAACGAGCCATCGCCGACTCATTAATACTGCCGTCTAAGTAGCGGTGTTCTCTGATGCTCTCCGATGGGGGCACTCAGAAGGAAATTTAAATTCCGCTTGCATCTGGTTACGCTCATCTTCCAAACGCGCTATCTGGAGTTGAATGCCGCTAATTAATTCCCATTTAGATAGTATCTCTAACTCTATTTGAATCAGTCGTTGTTTGTCTACGGTCATCATCCACTTCTCCTGTTAAAGTAAGTAGCCGGGATTTTGGGGCGATTGAATGAGCCCTTAGCGGGGGTGAACGGTAACGTTAAATCTTCATACCTAACATCGGGATTACTCGTCCCGCCCTCCGCTGCGATCCGAATGTAACCGGAACCCCAACCCACGTAAATGTCATCGTGGCCTTCCCGCTGATACACGCCCTTGCGGTAAAGAACCACAGACGCACCACTGACAATGAAAAACATACTGCCTCCAAAGGGATCGAATCCCCACTCAACTAAAACCTGAAAAAGCCAGGTTCAACACCTAAGTAACCACCAATAGCGTTGGGGCGGTTCAATAATCCGGTAAGATCAATGCAGCCAACCCAACGACCCCGAGATTCGATGTAAACCACTACATAATTAGCGGACTTCGGAACTGGTTGGGAACTGTTGGGAACACCAACACGGGTGAAGTAGTTGGCCATATTCCGGGCAGCTTTAGCGGTGGCCTTTTCAGCTGCCGCCTCCGTGGCGTAGTTCTTGAATGAAATTTTAGCATTCCCATGACATTGTAGTTCGATCTGGGTTATGCAATGTTTAATAATGTTCATGGTGTTCCCTCTATCCTCTATTAAGCAAAAGCCAGCTCATAATGGGTGACCCCAGATATTGTGCGGGTCGCAAGCAACTTGACACGTTTCATCAAACTTAATTGATGTTTAGCAGCTTCCAAAGAGATACCAACCCCGGTCAGAGGTTGTGGTAATGCCACGATACGTGAAATGGGGAAGGAATCAGTCCAGATGGCAAGTACGCACTGCAAAACAACTTGACTGTCGCTGGACCAAGCTGCGGTTTTACGATAGGTCTCGATCATTTGTTCGGCTTGATTACGCATGGTATTCTCTCTATTCTCTATGTTGGGTGTTTGTCAAAACCACACCTCTATTATACAGCAAAATGTTTGTAAACACAACTGCCGTTCGTCGGCTCACAATTTAACAAACTCGATCAGCCCGTCCAACCCACCCCCGCCAACATGACCTGACCTGCAGATCCACTTACCGGGTCCGGGCCAGAAGTCGATAAACCCCCTTGGACCAGTGACGATTAAGTGCGCGCCCCCATTCTTAACCTCGAACTGAACTCCGGCTTTTCTCAACAACTCAGGGGACTCATGTCGTCGGACAGCTTTAACATCCGTCGGGTCTTTAGGTACCAGACCGGACCATGACGATCTTTTTAGTTCTACAGCCATGTCCACCTGAACACTGTCGATGTCAGGTAGGGGGCAGCTACTTGGAATAGGCCCGCACACGGCGATGCCATTTCGAACCTCAGACGTTATCACAACACCGGTGGTTCTACATGAAAATGGGCGTTGACCTAAGACCGAATTCGGGCAGTCACCACAAGACTTAATTACCATACACTTCATTGCTCTATCCTCTATAAGTAAGGGACTCCATTTAGAGTCCCTCAGGGTTGGTTGGGCCGCGATCTGTTCACATACAATGCCCTTTATGGTAAGTTGGGTGGGTGTCAACGTGTCGGTAAACCTGAACCCGTATTCTACCACGGTGGTTCAGTGTTGTCAACTGATCGGTTGTACAGTCATGGTCGTTGAGGTGGTGTACTACCCAGAGCCCTCAAGGACGGGTCTGAGGTAGGGTGTACAATTCACACTCGCGTACGAGGTGATTGTTACCTCAATATCAATCAGACCCGGTGAACGATTGTACAACTGTACAACACCCGGTAGGGGGCCGTTCTTGAGCCATCCTCATTGTACAGTCGTTGTACAGTCAACCCCCGCTGACCGTACAGTTCAGTAAAAACTGGCCAAGAGAGTTGAATTAACTAGTTGTGTTTCTGCCTTCGTGGTGTTATAATAACCACTATAGAGAATATATAACCAGAGGTGAATGTGGATAACAACCAGTTAAAGAGATTTTCCGCCCTGTTTAAGGGCAACACCCGATCATATGGGCAATTGTTCCCTAATAAACCTAAGTCCAAGGCGATGCTAACTGTCAAGGAGCCCTACGACGACGGTGTGATTGGCGACCACCTATCCGGGTTGGTGGGTTTAGGTATTGCCCCTATCCGGGACGACGGGATGGCATACTGGGGGGCCATTGATATTGATAATCACGGCAGCACTGAAGATTTAGACTTGATTTCCATTGAAAACAAGATCAAGTTGATGTCACTCCCCTTGATCACGTGTCGATCTAAGTCCGGGGGCGCTCACCTGTACTTGTTTGGCCGGGAACCTCTCCGCGCCGATATGCTCAAAACAGTCCTTACCAAGTGGATGAATGACCTGAAGCTGGAAGGGTCCGATTGCGTGTTCCCCAAGCAGACCCGGTTACCGTTGGATTCCAATGGCGATAAAGCCTTAGGGAACTGGATCAACCTACCCTACTTCGGGGGTGACGACACTGACCGTTACGCGATAGATTCTGGTGAGAGGTGTTCATTCGATCTGTTCCTCACCAACGCCGAAACGACAGCCATTACTCAGGAGCAGCTGGAGGGGTTGTTCGGCTCAGAGCATTCCGAGGCACCTCCGTGCATAAGGAAAGCCTTACGAGAGGGCATCGGTGAGGGTTCTCGCAATGATACCCTGTTCCACATCACCATTTACAATCGAAAACGGAACCCCGAGGGTGCACGGGAGATGTCCCATTCCATGCAACCGGAACTGTTCACCAATCCGCTAAGCTTCTCTGAGGCAGATAAGGTGATCAAATCCGCTGCCCGGAAGAGTTATGGATATTTATGTAAAAAAGACCCATGGATGGGGTGGTGCGATAAAGAGGCCTGCCGGAAGGTGAAGTACGGCATTAGTGAATCTGAATATGAAACCCTGTTGGCTGACACCAAGCTGCCCCTGTTTAGTGATCTGGTCAAGTACATGAACACCGAACCAGTGATGTGGGAAGTAAAGATGAATGGGGTACCTATAACCCTGTCCACCGAAGAGTTGATGGATTATCGGGTGGTCCGAGTCCGGGCCATGGAGAAACTACATACAGTATTGCCATCTAAGATTAAAGCAGGCCAGTGGACCGATGAGATACTGGCCAACCTAATGCACTCTTTGGTTATCGAAGAGGCACCGTTAGAGTCCTCACCTATGGGTGTACTGAATCTCAGGCTGGAAGAGTTCCTGCGCAAGTCCGACCTATCTTCCGAGGGTATTGATCCACGAGATCGGGAATGCCTGTTGCGCGGTATGCCAGTGGTCCAGATGCACAAGGGCGATAAAGTGGTAATGTTCAGGTCGATCGATTATGAGGACTATCTAAAACGGACCCGGACCGAAGTTCCTCGTAGCAAAAATCTATGGCATCGTTGTAACCGGGAAATGGGAGTGTGTTTTGATCGAGTGCGGGTTAAACAGCAGTTAGTATCCATTTGGTACGTCGATTTTAAGAAAATCAGTGAAGTTAAACACGAAGCAGTCGACTTTAATCCGGAGTTCTAAAAGATGAAAATAAAGATCAGTTATAATCAGAATTGCGGTCGATTTGTGCTGGACCCGCACTTTAACCTGAATGGTCTAGTTAGGAACATGCCCAACCGACGGTGGGACACTAAAAAGAAAACATGGTCCGCCCCCAATATCAGGGCCAATGTCACCTACCTACAGCAGTTAAACGTCACCCACCCCGGGGCGATTGAGTGGGTGGGTGACGCGGAGTCGGTATTGAATGACGCACTGGAAGCGGCTAAATCCACTGTAACCAAAATGAGCAGTGGCAATAAATTCCCCAGTTGGTACCCGTTTAAAACCAAGCCCCGGGCCAAGCAGTTAGAGGCGCTTAATAAGGTGTACGGGGCGAAGGCGTTTGCATTGTTCATGGATATGCGAACCGGTAAAACCAAGGTGATCATCGACATGATTGCGGCCATGACCATGGAAGGTAAAGCCGATCGGGTTCTGATCGTCTGCCCGTTGTCCATCCGGAAGAACTGGGGTCACGAGGTATCGGTGCACTCCCCCATCCCGGTGGATATGTATTTTTTAGATACTAGTAAGCCCAAGAAGTTCGACGAGTGGGTGGGAACCCCTCACGATTCTAAGTGGTTGTGCGTCGGTGTTGAGTCATTGGGATCTGGATCAGCGGTCGATTATTGTAAGCGGTTCTTGTGCAGCGGGGTCCGGACGGTTATGATCATCGACGAATCATCTAAAATCAAAAACCACTCCGCCACTCGCGCTAAGAATTGTGTGGCATTGCGCAATATGGCCGAGACCCGGGGTATTATGACCGGTACACCGATCGCCCACGGGCCGATGGACCTGTTCATGCAGTTCGAATTCTTGGATTCCAACATCATCGGGATGGGTGACTATTACTCATTTAGGAATCGCTACGCCGTGATGGGTGGCTTTGACAACAAGCAGATTATCGGGTACGATAACTTACCGGAATTGATGGAGATCATCGAGCCATTTGTGTTTCAAGTCCGGAAGGGCGAGGTATTCCCGGACGCCCCCGATAAGATCTACATCCGGCGAGAAGTGGCCATGACAGCGGAGCAGAAAAAGATCTTCAACCAGATCAAGAAGGATAAGCTGATTCAATCCGGTGACAAGTCCTTAACCATCCAAAATGCATTGGAGAAGATGCTGCGCCTACAGGAGGTGTCCGGGGGTATTGTATCTTATTCAGTTGAGAATCCGGTTAAAGGCGGCCCCAAGTATTACCGGGAATTGATTACCGGGGGTAACCCTAAGCTCACCGAGTTGATCGCATGTACCGA